TTGTTATGAGTGTCGAGAGTAAACGCGGCGTCTGCGGCGTCTAGGATACCTTTTGCAAATCTTGCCTCTCCCGATGCGTCGATTTGGTAAGGGGATATAAACGGAACTTCATACTCTTGAGCAAAAGTTTTCAGTGCCTTACTCACTTCGATTTGTTCTGTCCAATCGTACTGTCCCATACGATTATTTGACATTCCTCCACGTTTTACTTGATTGATATAATCAACAATCACAACCGAAGGTTGTAATTTCCTCATCTTCTTATCGAGTTCTGTGCGAATATTCGCAAGCGTAAGAGATGGGTTATATACTATATCAAGTTGGACTTCTCGTAGAGGATTCTCTGAAAGTTCAGCCTGTAGTTTACGGAAGTCTCGATGGGAGAGATAGTCATGGAAATACTTTTCGCCATTTTCAAAACGTGAACTCATCCACTCGGCTACTAGCTGCCACTCACCGAGTGACAGGTTGCCATTGCGGATTGCTGCGGCGGGAACGCCGGTAGCGATAGAACACATTCTTTGCAACGTAGATTGAGTATCCATCTCAATAGTAAAGTAGATGGAAGACTTACCATTATCATAAGCATTGACAGCCATATTAGCACAGGTAACAGATTTACCCGAACCTCTACGACCGCCAATAAGAATGAGATCGGTTTTACTGAAAGTTTGAATCTTATCATAGTCATTGTTGAGACCAAGAACGATATTACGCTCCAGGTCATCATCGGACGATATAAGCTCTACTTTCTGCATATTCTCGTTTCGGGGTCTGGTATCAACCTTGCTCTCGACATCAAGAACGATATCTTGCAGAGCCTCAATAGACTCTGCGGCAGACTCCGTGGCGATAGTATTATCCAAGTATTTCTCGAGCTGTTGCATAATCTCGATCTGGGTAAACTCATTCTTGAGATACTCAAGAAGTGTCTCATTATCAATATCAATATATTCAACCTTTTCTAGCGACGCGAATTTGTCACGAAGTTGACCATCGCGTATACTGAGCTGAAGCTCTTCAAAAGAAGGAAGTTTACTATGATTTTGAACGTGAGTATTGAGGGTTTTCCAGATAACCTGGTACTCTACCGGGAAATAGTGCTGCTCGCATTCCGCCCAAGTGTCCATATCGCAATCCGCGATAATAGACTTGAGCAGTATACTAGACAGGTTCACTTATAGGTTCCTCGTAAAGACTTTTATGCAAGAAAAAGCAGGAAGAGAGTAAAACCTCTCTCCCTGCAAGTACTCGGGAAATAACTAATTAAGCAGTAGCTTTCTTAGCTTTTGGATAGTCGGCGGCAGTCAAGCCACGGCGAGTCAGCATAGTCTTCACGCCACGTGCAGTCTTGCCGATTTCTTCAGCAATCTGCTCAACAGTCATAGAAGCTACGTCAACGCCTTCGAGAGGGTCAACACGAGTAGTGCCCTTGCTCTCACGTTGAGCAGGAATAGCTTCGATAGCTGAAGTGCGGAGAAGAGACAGAGCCTTACCACGAATCTGGTTTACAGATCGGTTAAGGGCGTCAGCGATATCTTCGAGATAATCGCCGTTGTTAGCCATAGAAACAAAAGTTGCTTCTTCCTCTTCTGAGAAAGTACGAACACTTTCTTGCTTAGGAGTAGGCTTAACGTGCTCGGTCAGTTGCATAGAAAGCAACTTGCCCTGGATTTGCTTAGATGAGAAGATTCCGCCCTCGAAAGCATCAGCAATTTGGCCGTAGGTGTACATACCAGAATTGTCGTTTACGAAAGTACGGAGAGTTGCTTCCTGATCTTCAGAAAATACTCGGGTGTTAGCGGCAGTAGAAGACTCAACTTCATACTCCATTTTGCGCAGTTTTGCAGCAACAGATTTAGGAGAAGTCTCCAGTTCATCAGCTGCATCCACTACAGTTGCGTAAGAGACGGGTGATTCGCCACCTACGAAAGATACGAGAGCGGCTGTGCGCTCTTCAGTCCACTTTGGAAGTGCCATATTATTTAACTCCAATAAGGTTGTTAAGATTAGTAATAATAGAGATGCCTGCATCTCTAGCTTTTTTAGTTTTAGCAGACTCAAGTCCGCTTTCGTTGAGCAGGATAGTCACGTCCTTTGTGAGTGACGATTTTATTACATACCCAGCATCAACTAACAGTCTTTCTGCCTCAGCTTTAGTTTTGACTGAGGTTAGCTTACCTGTAATACATACTATACCCATAGATGTATAACTAGGCCGAGCTACCGAGGTAGCTGAAGTAAAGCTGAAGGGCAGAGATTTGTAATAAGGAAGATATTCCTCACTAAACCAAATCATCAAGTTCTGTGTAGCTTTAGGACCGAGTCCTGCGTGCTCACATATATCTACAGTAAGCTCGTCGAGATTACGAATAATTGAACATAGCTTGGCTGTAGCACTCTTTCCGATTAACGGAATAGAGAATGCAGGCAGTACCTCTTGTAGTGAGGCTGATTTTGACCCTTCGATTTCCAAAAACAGTTTACCTGCTAGTTTTTCGGAACCCAGCAACTCCGTCAACAAATCCAAATTCATTTCATATATGTCAAAGATAGACTCTAATTGAAGTTTGTCGATCGTGGCGGGGCCTAGTCCCTTGATCTTCAGTGTCTTTGCAAAGTGCTCGAGTTTTTGAGAACTCTTTCCTTCGCAAGTAGTATTCTCGCAATACAACAAGTCATTCCGCCACTCAAGAGTAGAAGAACAACTAGGACAATGTGTCGGTGCTTGTATTTTCAAGAATTTACATCTCCACTGAAAGAAGTAATATTATAAGGGTTTGAGCTGAAAAAGTCAAGAATTATTTTTTTGATGGTATAGCTAAAATAATCTCGTTTTTTATCTCGAAGCACTCTGTGTGCCCTCCGAACTTTTCCATAGGTTTATAATGATAATGTGCATACTCTGCGTGCAGGGCTTGCTCTAGTGTCCATACATTGAAAAGAGTATCGTGATAGGTGCGTTGAATGCGAATATCATAGTTGTGAAATCCACGGCTACGACGTAACACATCCTTCCAATTTTTTCCTGAAGCGATTCCAATCTTTAAGCACTCCCTTCTATTTGTCTTACGATGTACTAAAACCACACAATAGAGAACGCCATCTCGTTCTTTTTCTTCTGGGTGGTTTTCAAAGTAAGTAAGGTTATATACTCCACTCATGTAGGAAAATGAAGTATATTATCTTTTGGCTTTTTGACTTCCACAGCTTCCTCATCATGAAAAATAGCTATGCAACCGTACTCTTCTTCTTGTTCAAATAGTTCACTAAGATTATCGTGTTCCTGCTCCAAGTGATCTATTGTCTTTTTCCAGGCTGTAATTAGTTTACCACGAATCTCTGGAGTTAAAACCCAGAAATAATCATACACGCCTATAGCTCCCTTATAGTCTGTAGGGGAGTCTACAAATCCCGCAAATAGAAAGATATTCTCATCATCCATTAGAGTTTCCTTACAATACGGGGAATAATTTCCCCACTGCGAATTACTTCCACAGCGCAACCAATCTCAAGATCGAGAGCCTCGATATAAGCAATGTTGTGCAGCGTAGCACGAGATACTGTAGCTTCCCCTACTACTACCGGCTCAAGTATAGCAACTGGAGATACAACACCTGATTTACCAACTTTCCACTCTACAGAGAGTAGCGTAGTTCGCACACCAGTCTGCTGTTCCTTGTATGCAAACGCACCACGAGGGTGGTGAGCCGTATGTCCGAGCTTATCAAACTCTTTAACACTATCAATACGAAATACTTTTCCATCCTGGGGGAATTGCTTCCAATCAGACTCTAGTACAGTATTGAACCCTTGAAGCCTCAATTCTTCCATATCTTCGGACCAAAGGTTGCCCAAATGGGGCTGAATGTCATAGGCTACAAAAGTGAGTGGTCTAGTTTTAAAATCCTCAATATCTTTAAGATTTAAAGACCCAGAGGCGACATTTCTCGCATTAGAAACGCTCTTAGGACAGACGAGTTCACCAGTAATCTGTAGTTCACCAGAGTAATCAATCGTGCTAGGAACGTGCAATGCTAGTTTGTCAGTAACATCTACACCTTTTTGACCATCTCCTCGAGTAAGTCCAAGAACAAAACGGCCATTGTAGTATCGAAGAGATACTGCAGCGCCATCTAGTTTAGGGGTTACTACTGTTGCGCCCGAACTCGTAGAGAACGGCATTCCATCTCCTGCGTAAACTTTTTGAAGGCTACGCATAGGGTATAGATGGGAGAATTTAAAGTCAGAACGATAGCCCACCTCATTATAGTCATACTTACTACTAAGATAATCAAACTCAGCGTCAGTCATAATGGGTCGGCCTTCATAATAGGCTTTAGATGCTTTATCAAGAAAGTCGCGCATTGGTCTATCTCTAAATATTGAAGTCATATTATATACGAAATCAGTTAGTGTGTCAAGAATTATTTGGTGTAAGCCTCTTGAATAATTTCTGAAAAATATTCCTCAATAACTTCTTTATTTTCTGCCAACGACAGAACTTCGGAAATTCCTCGAAACAACTCTTTTGATGAGTCGATCTCGAAAGGAATATGTACGCCTTTGCTCGTGGGCTTCCATTCTTCATCAAAGTCTTGAAAGTACTCACGAAAGTGTATGTACTCTACATCTTTAAACTCTGAAATAGTCATTCTGATTTGTTTAAAATCTGATTGATAAATTATCTTACTATATACTTCAGTTGACATCATCATTCCTCAGGATATTAGCCAAAGGAACTACCGAAGTAACATTCTCAGGTTTCATCAGGCGATAAGAATCCGTATCCCAACAGAACATCAGTAGGGTATTATCATCTTCTTTCGCTCGATTACTTTTTTTCTGGATATAGGGGGTTGAGAAATCTAACGTACAGATATTATATTTTGTTTTCCTAGACTTTGGACTTTTGTAGGTGACAATAGCGTCTCCTGCAATTTCCATTTCACGTCGCAAGTCTTCTTTTTTCAC